TCGCCGCCAAGCGTCGGCGGATCGCAGCAGGCAGCAACGAGCGCATGGCCCGCAAAGGTGAAGCCGGCAGGCCTACAGCTGCTGCATTCAAGGCTGCCGCAAAGACTGCCAAGCCACGCAAGCGGAAATGAGCATCACGTATCGCGGCGAACAGTTCGACGGCTACAACAAGCCGAAGCGGACACCATCGCATCCGAAGAAGTCCCATGCGGTACTGGCCAAGGATGGCGATACCGTCAAGCTGATCAGGTTCGGTCAGCAGGGCGTATCAGGCTCACCAGCACGAACAGGAGAATCGGAAGCAGCCAAGACCAGACGGGCATCATTCAAGGCGCGTCATGCTGTCAACATAGCCAAAGGTAAGATGTCCGCTGCGTACTGGGCTGATCGCGTTAAATGGTGATCTTAGACTGTAGATAGCGATACCCGATGACCATGCCTCAACGTCGTGATGCGAGAGGCCGTTTCGCCGGTGGCGGTGGCGGTGGCGGTGGTGGGGGTGGTGGGAAGAAAGGCGGCGGCGGGAAGAAGAAAGCCGCCGGCATGAAGAACCAGGTGGCCGCAGGTCGTAAGGCGAAGGCTGCCTACAAGGCTGCTACCAGTAAGGCCCGCGAGGCCAAGATGCTGGCCGGCGGTCGCACCAGCACTCGCGGCCTTGGTAAGCGCACCGATGCCGGCGCCAAGAACATCCGCACCAACGTCAAGGCTTATCAGTCGGCACAAGCCAAGGTACGGAAGATGGAAGCCAAGCGCAGCACTGGCCGGCGCCGCAAGGCTTGATCAATCCGCCACGAAATCATCCCAGCTGCCGAGCTGCTCCATCACCGCCTGCGCGTGATCGGTGATCAGCAGCAGGTCGCCATCCTCATCACGGGCGATGGCGACCACCCTTGATAGGTGCAGGTTGCCGACAGCAGCAAAAGTCAGCACTTCATTGCCATCTTCGTCGATGTCGATCACGTTCGACAGCACATGCCGCAGATCGCGTGATCCAAGCCCGTCCGGGTTCTGCTTGATGATCTCCATGCTTGCTCAATCGGTACACTGCAACAGTAACTGACCCTGCGGGTTGTCAATGTCCGATGAAACCAGCACCCAGGAGCCTGCGGCTACCGGGGGTGACAATACCGAAGCGCTGCAACGCAGTGTTGAGGCATTGGAGCGCAAGAATCAAGAGCTGATTGCTGAATTGCGCGCCGCCAAAAAGACCAAGCTGCCTGATGGTGTCGATGTCAACGAACTCCTTGAGTTCAAGCGCCGCGCCGAGCAATCTGAACTTGAAGCCCAAGGAAAGTACCAAGAAGCCCGGCAGGCTTTGGAGCAGCAGTACCGTGAGGCGACGGCGCAGAAGGACCAGCGCATCGCAGACCTCGAAACCAGAGTCCGCGAGCTTGAACTCATCGCGCCAGCTGTGACCGCACTGGCGGATCTGGTGCATGATCCTGATCTGGTGCTGAAAACCAAGTTGAAACCGGAAGCCATCGAACGTGAACCGGACGGTACCGTCGTCGTGGTTGATGGCTACGAACGCAAACCGGTCAGCGAATGGGCCAAGAGCCTGCCGGCATGGATGCAGAAGCAACCACGACCGCAAGGCGGTGGCGCTCCAGCTGGCGGCAGCACTACGGCAACGATCGGCATCAAGAATCCATTCGCACCCGAATCGTTCAACCTGACCGAACAATCAAGGCTTTATCGTACGGATCGAGACTTGTACGAACGGCTCAAGGCTGCAGCGGGTCGCTAACATAATTGCAACCGGCTGCGCTGGTGATACTGGGCTGCGCCCGCACCACCATCAATCTCTCTATCTGAGGAATCATCATGGCGACACTTCGCTCTGATGTGATCATCCCCGAGGTTTTCACTCCGTACGTCATCGAAGCCACCACTCAACGCGATGCCTTCCTGGCATCCGGCGTGGTGCAGCCGATGGCGGAGCTGAACGCTACCGAAGGCGGTGATTACGTCAATGTGCCTTTCTGGAAGGCCAACCTGACCGGCGACTTCGAGGTGCTGACCGACAGCACCAGCCTGACGCCCGGCAAGATCACTGCTGACAAGCAAGTCGGCGTGATCGTGCATCGCGGCAAAGCATGGGAAGCTCGTGATCTGGCGGCCCTTGCTGCCGGCGCTGACCCCATGGCTGCCATCGGCGCCAAGGTGGCTGACTATGTGGCCAACCAACGGCAGAAGGATCTGATCAAGTGCCTCGAAGGTGTCTTCGGTGCGCTGACCGGCTCTGATAGCCCTGCATTCTCGGCGCTGCGCTTCGACACCACCGGCATGACTGCCCTCGGCCCCCGTCAGGTGGCCAAGGCTCGCAGCCTGCTTGGCGATCAAGGTGACAAGCTGACGGCAGTTGCCATGCACTCGGCGGTCTATTACGACCTCGTCGAACGCAAGGCCATTGACTATGTGACCAACACCGAAGCCCGTGGCGGCGGCACTGTTGCCACCACCGGCATCGCACCGGTCATTGCTGGCAGCATCCAAGGCGCCTACGGTGAAGTTGCCGTGCCGACTTATATGGGTCTGCGTGTCATCGTCTCCGATGCCCTTGCCCCGACCAGCACCAACTATCCGGTGTACTTCTTCACCCAAGGCGCCATTGCCTCCGGTGAACAGCTGGCGCTGCAAACCGAAACTGACCGTGACATCCTCGCCAAGAGCGATGCCATGTCGATCGACCTGCACTACTGCTACCACCCGGTCGGCGCCAAGTGGACCGTCGGCACCACCAACCCGACCCAGGCGCAGCTGGCTACCGTCGGCAACTGGTCGAAGGTGTACGAAACCAAGAACATTGGTATCGTGCGCGGTACTGTCACTTCCAACTTCTGAGGTAACTAGCCATGGCTTCTATCTTTGAGCTGGGTGACATCCCCGGCGGTCTGCTGCCTTCTCAGATGGGCCTCGCGGCTCCTACTGATACCGCAACGCTGACCGCTGCGCAGAGCTACAACACCATCCTTCGTGGTGTGCCGACTGCTGCTGCTACGTACACCACCGCCACTGCCGCTGCGATCGTTGCCGCCATCGGCGGTGATTGCGCAGTTGGCACGGCATTCAAGCTGGTGGTGCTCAATGCCTCGGCTGGTGCTTACACCATCACCGTGCAGGGTGGCTCTGGCGTTACCGTCAGCGGTGTCGCCACCGTGGCGCAGAACGCCGCCAAGGAGTTCATCGGTCGCGTGTCAAACGTTACCGCTGGCAGCGAAGCCATCACCCTGTATGGCCTCGGCTCCGTGGCTGCTGCTGTCGCCTGATTATGGGTCTATTCGCCTTCCGGCGGATGCGTGAACGTGAGGCTGCCTCCCTGGAGGTGGCCTCTGTTTCTGCATCAGAGCCGGTGCCTACACTGACACCAGAGGATCAGACCGATGGCCATCGCAATCGACGCAACGGTAGGGGGCGCCAACGCCAACTCGTACCTGACGCTGAATGATGCGCAGGCCATCGTTGATGGCTTCGTCGAAGATGCTGATGTAACCGCATGGGCATCCGCCACCACTGATCAGAAGAACCGGGCGCTTTATACCGCAACGCAACGGCTTGACCGCGAGCGGTTCTTAGGTGCACGGTCTACCGATACGCAAGCGCTTCAGTGGCCTCGTACTGGTGTCCGCAAGCCTGACACCTACATCAACACCTATGCTGTCGGGTTTCCGTTCAGGATCAGCACCGACTACTTCGACGATACCGAAATCCCGGATCAGATCAAGAAGGCGCAGGTTGTACTGGCGGTGTACCTGCACAACAACCCAAGCGGCATCGGGTTGAGCGGCCTGGAAGACTACAAGAACGTGAAGATCGGCAACCTTGATGTGACACCAAATCTCGGCTATGGCGCCGTCGGTGCTGACAAGGTGCCGCCGATCATGGAGCGTTACCTGACTGGCCTTAGACTCAGTGGACCGGGTAACTTCGCCATTCGCAGGAGCTGATCATGGATCGAGCATATAGCCTTGGCTTTGAGTACATCAGCGACACCAATGCGCATACCGGCAGGTTCTGGCAGCTGTATGCCGTAGCTGATGCGGTGATTGATTCGGCGGTGATCGCTAACCAGACCGGCAATACGTTCACATCAGTGCCGCTCAAGGCTGGCGACAGCATCATGGGCGTCTTCACCAGTGTTACCCTCGCCAGCGGCAAGGTTGTCGCCTACAAAGTATGAGCGCTTACTCTGCTGTCTGGGGTGTTGATTACGCCAAGGGCGGCACCTTTATCTCTGATACCGATCCGCATACCGGCCGCTGGTGCGCGATCCACTTCACCAGCAACTCACAGGTGCAGGCGATCACGGCAGCCAACTACGACGGCAACACACTGGCAGGGCAAACGTTCAATGCCCACACCACGTTGTATGGCGTCTTCACCAGCATCGAGCTGCAGAACGGCCATTGCGTTGCGTATAGGCTCTGATGGCACTTGCAACCTCGCTACGGTCTACTGCCAGCAAGCTGATGAGCAAGTTCGGCGGGCTGGTAACGATCCGCCGCATTGTACCTGGCACCTATAACGCCACCACCGGCATCATCAGCGAAACTGCCACCGATACCACGATCCGCGGCACGTTGCAGGACGTGAACAAGCGCGAGGTGAACGAACTGGTGCAGGCAGGTGACAAGCGGCTGATCATCGCCGCCGCTGACCTGGCCAATGCACCGACCGCCACCGACAAGGTGCTGATCAGTTCGGTTGTGCATCAAGTGATCAATGTTATCACGATCGAGCAGGACAACCTGCCGATCACCTACGAGCTGATCTTGAGGGCTTGATCATGGCGCGCCGCATCAACCTATCCCAGATCGGCGACTTCTCGCAGGAGAAGTACGAGCAGCTGCTGCGCGTGGTGGTGCTGGAGACTGACAGCAGACTCAAGCAAGGCAGCCCGGTTGATACGGGACGGCTGCGCATGAGCTGGTCAATCGGTGAGAACAGCACACCCGGCTATGACCCAGGCCCTCAAAGCGGCGCAACAGCCATCACACCACCGCGACGGTTGAACTATGGCACCGAACGCGCCGGCAATGTGTACCACATCCACAACAGCCTGCCGTATGCAGAGCCGGTGCTGTACGGCACCAGCCTGCCGCCATCATGGAATGGAAGCTGGCGATCACGAAACAATCAGATCCAGGTGGGATACCCCGACCTGGTCGCCCGTGAGATGGCTGACTGGGCCCGGCAAGCAGCTAACCAGATCGGAAGGACTGACTGATGGCAGCACTGGATCTCAACACTATCCGCGCCACGGTCGAAGGCCGGCTGGCTACGGAACTGGCAGCAGCGCCGGCTATTCCGGTGGTATTTCACAACCAGCCCTACAACCCAACACCAAACAGTAGCTGGGTGCAATGCCTGCTCAGCTTTGGCGTCAACAGCTACTTGACGATGGGCGGCACCACCGGCAGCAACAACAGCGCCATTGGTGTCGTCGTCATCAACATCTTCACGCCGCAAGGTGTAGGACCTGGCGCCAATCTGGTGATTGGTAAGCGCATTCGGAATCTCTACAATAGGGTCATCGTATCGGGGGTTCACTTCGATCCGCCAACCGGCCCAGAGGTGGTGGCTGCGCCGTCTCCTGAAGGGTACTTCCAGTCACAGGTCAGGATGACCTTCCAAACCTTCGAGGATCTCTAGTCATGGCCTTTTATCGCGGTGAACAAGGCTCCGTCAAGTTTGACGATGCCGGCTCAGCCAACACCACCATCGCCTCTACCCGCTCGTGGTCAATGACCATCGAGAAGGATGTGCTTGAAACCACAGCGCTTGGTGCGACCTACAAGTCGAACATCGGCGGACTGATCGGCGGCTCCGGCACCGTTGAGGTGCTTTATACCGCTTCCAGCGCTGACGAAACCAACGCCTTCATCAAGGCAGCCAACAACCCTACCGATCAAGCGGTGGCGACGTTTGAGCTGTTCCTTGATACCACCGGCACCAAGAAGATCAGCTTCGCTGGACTGATCACCAGCGCCGAGTATGGCGCCACTGTAGGCGAGCTTGAAACCATCACCTGCAATTTCACGACCACCGGCACCATCACCACCTCGATCTGATCATGGCTTTCTATCGCGGCGAACAAGGCACGGTCTTTTTCGATAAGGACAGCAGCGGCAGCATCACCGAGATCGCTGCTGTGCGGTCGTGGTCTATGACCGTCGAGAAGGACGTGATGGAGACCACGGCGCAAGGCGCCACATACAAGGCCAACATCGGCGGCCTGCTGGCCGGTAGCGGCAGCATGGAGGTCATGTATGACGCACCTGGCGCCGGTGACAAGCTGGACCTGCTCAAGGATGTCAACACCGCCACCGATGAAGGCAATGCCTTTGTCGAGTTGTACCTTGACGAAACCGGCGGCAAGAAGATCACCGGTAGCATCGTGATCAGCTCTGCTGAATACGGCGCTACAGTTGGCGAGCTTCAAGTGGTGACGATCAACTTCACCACGACCGGAACGATTACGCTCGACATCTGATGCCTGCTGCAACATCACGCACCGTTGATCTGCTCACCGGTGCTTTTGATCTCACCGTCCGCCGGCGGTTTGATGTGAAGAAAGACGACGGCACGGTGGTGCTGTCGTTGTACTTCACGCCGATCACCCGCGCTGATCGCAAACGTGCCAGCGGTCTTGCCGGCACCGATGAGGCGCTCGACATCAGCACCCAGATGCTGTGCCAGAAGGCTGAGCTTGAGGACGGCTCGAAGGCGTTTGCGCCGGCTGATGCGGTGAAGCTGCAACGTGAGCTGCCGGAATCGGTGCTGAATGACCGGGAGCTGTTTCTGTTTGGCCTCGGGCAGACCGAGACACTGGAGACCGCAAAAAACGACTAGAGGCCGACAGCTGGCTGTACTTTGAGTTCTTCCTGGCGACAGAACTAGGCAAGACCGTCAGCCAGCTGCGGCAAGAATTAACGGATGATG